ATTTTCAGCAGCAACTCCAGTGCTTAATACCGTAACGGGAGTGGTAGCCTTACCGGCTAACATCACAGCAATTGAGAGAGTAAATGTTAAGGCTACGGGTAACAACGTAGTTGAAACAGGAACGTTTGATGAAGCAACTCGCACGAATGAGTACGTAGGCGTAAATACGTTTTTTATACCGGGTAATGACGATGCATTAAGAACGCAAATACAAACCTTTTCAGGTATTTTGCAGACTATGTTTATCGAAGATTACAACGGTAAAATTTACGTTTTAGGAAGTAAAAATGGGTGTGATGTTATGACAGTTGTAGGCGGTTCGGATTCTCAGGGGTTTATGATTACAGTAAACTCAAAAGAAAGCGAATTGATGTACGTCTTAGCAGCTGCCGGGGTTACAGCCTACCTCGCAGCACTTACAGCAGTATCATAATTTTTCATAGTTCGGTTTAGTAATTGGATCCCTCCTTAAAGTTTAGGGAGGGATTTTTTAAAATATAGCAATGGACATACTAAAACTTACTACTTCGCCAGCTTTTGAAATTGTGCCTCGTAAAAACTTGGATGTACTCAGGACTTTTAAATTCAAGTTAATAAACGAATTTACAAAAGTAACTCAGGACGTCTTGGCGAGTATCACTATATTGCCAAATGAAAACTATCAAGTAACTTTGGTATCATTTCCAACAGGCAAGGCAGGGGATAAGATTTCGTACACGATTGTTGACAACCTAACAAACGAGGTTATATCACTTGGTAAATTAATGATCGTATCTGCATCTGAAAATATACAGAACTATTCTAAAATATCAACTGCTAAATTCTACAACTAATGGGAAAGAGCAGTATATCACATTTCAATTTTTCAGCTTACGAGGTCGGCATCACTAAGCCGACAGCCGGGCTAAACTATACGCTTAACGGTGCTAACAATAGCAACTTTAAGAAGTATCAGGACGCCTTTGACGATAGTCCTACCAATGCATTTATAATCAGGACGATTGTAAATTACATAGTTGGGGATGGCTTAATCGACAAGTCAGGTTTAGTAATTCCGCATAGCTATATTTCTAAGGCTGATCTTCGTTTGATCTGTATGGATTTTAAATTGCACGGTTCGGCATTTCCGCAAATCATCAACTATCAGGGCAATGTTATAAAAATAAAGCATACGCCTGTTATGCGGGTTGGATTAGATATTGATATTGATCCAAAGAGTAGCGATTACATGGAAGTTATCGGTTATTACTACTCCTGGGACTATGCACAAAAATCAAAGTTTATACCAAAACCGTACCCAAAATTTGACAAAACAGATAACGATAGTCAGATTGAAATAATGCACATAAAGCAGTTAAGCTCTGAGCCTTATTTTCCTTATCCAGATTATTTTTCAGGACTAAAGGCAGCAAAGATCGAAGCCGCTTTAATTGATGATGCGGTGAATCACGTAATGCGAGGCTTTCAGGGCAAGACTATAATCAATGTCAATAACGGTGCAATGATGTCACAAGAAGAAAAAGACCTGTTAAAGATTGAAGTTAAAAAGAATTGGACAGGCACGGAAAATGCAGACGGGGTAACGATTTCAATAAACGACACTGCAGAGGAAGCGATCGTGGTAGATACGATTGAACCACGAGGCCGAAACGATCAATTCGTAACCTACGATGAAACTTCTGAAATAAAATTAATGGCCGCACATTCTGCAATGAACATTTTATTTCAAAGGCCGGGAAGTTCTGGATTTTCAAACAATGCTGACGAGATTGCAACGGCAACGGATAGCCTTTATTTAGGTGTTATAAATCCAATGAGGGAGATTATTTTAGACTATCTGAATGAGGTGTTTAAGAAAATAAATCCTGCTTGTGATCTGGATTTTGTAAATTTTGGACAGGAAAAAGTGATCCTTTCGGATGCAGATACAGGTGATGAAGTTGCACCTATAAGCGGTGCATTGATCGATGATGCAACAAAACAAGCACAATCTCAATTAAAAGGCAGTGTTGGTGGGGTGCAGGCTTTGTTGGAACTTCAAGCATCTTTTGCCTCTGGTACTACATCTTTTGAAAGTGCTATTTCTATTTTAGATTTAATTTTCGGATTCACAAGAGATCAAGCAATTATTCTTTTAGGAAAACCCAAAATAGAACCAATTGTAAAATGAATAAGCTACTCATAACAATAGACGACATAGCAAGACTTTCAGGTTTTGATGGGAATATTGATAACGATGCGATAAATCCGTTTATTTTCATGGCTCAAAACTCTGAAATAAAGCGAATTTTAGGGGATGATTTGTATTTAAAAATCGTTACAGACTATGAGGCAGGGACTTTGGCAGGTAATTACTTAGATATTTATACTAATTATATTGCGGTTATTCAGGCTTATTATGTTTGCTCACTTTACCTTCAATTAGGCATCCCGAAAGTATCGCAAAACGGTGCTTTTTTGGTAACGCCGGAACGAACTGAACAAGTATTTGATGAGAAAACTAACAGAATGGCTGACAAATACGAGAAACTTGCAGTAGGACTAGAGCTAAAATTTAATGTTTATCTGGATTTGCTGAACTTAACGGAACGCCCGGCACCTAGTTTAATCAAAGCTAAATCAAATTTCAACTGGATAAAAGTCTAAGGGATGGCAAAGATAGTAATTGATATATCGACCCCGAATGATGGACTTGGCAACCCTTTGCGGACTGCCTTTAATAGTACCAATCTAAACTTTACGGAACTTTACGACATAAAGGTCGATAAGATAACAGGCAAGGGACTTTCTACAAATGATTACACAACACCGGAAAAAGATAAACTAGCAGGGATTGCAGCCGGGGCGGAAGTTAATGTTCAATCGGATCTTAATCAATTAGACGATACGCAGGATGATTTCGTAAAAGGGAAGGAAAGTTTTTTATCTAATTACAGTGCTGCAGTAAATACAACTACATCTGAATTGACAGTAGCCACATTAAACACAACTTACCCGGTAGCTTTACCAGATTTTAAAGTATTTTGTGAATCAATTACCGACAATCCATTAATATATATAAAAGGGGGGCTTACTTGGTACTCCATCCCTCTAGGAACAATATCATGAGAAAACTAATCACAATAATTCTACTCCTATGGGCAGGGATTGCACAGGCGCAGACGTACCAATTAAATTACGATTCGATTCGGGTTGGTAAAACCGCAGGAACAGGCAGTACTTCAATGTACGGCAAAGTATACCTAAAAAACCTATCATTAGGCTTGGTATCAGATAGTATGCTAGTAGTTCGGAATGGAAGGATATTTAAGGTGCTGAAAACTAACGGAACGGTCACATCGGTAGCTAAAGGGTTCGGATTAATAGCAGATGGCACAATTACCACAACGGGAACGGTGGCAGTTGATTCGGCAGTAATGAGAACAGTAGCCAATAGCAGGACTTTGGCTCAGACACAAGCGGCATTAGACTTGAAAGAAAGCCTGATTAATAAGAACGCTAACAACGGTTATGCTGGGTTAGATGCAGGGGGTAAGGTAGGATTTGCTCAACTACCATCATCTTTATTCATCTATAAAGGCACATGGAATGTTTCTACAAACACGCCTACCTTATCAGATGCGACAGGGATTTCGGGATGGGTTTATATTGTTTCGGTTGGTGGAACAGTGAATACAGGAAGCGGAAACATTACTTACAGCGAAGGCGACTATGCTTTGTATAACGGTACTATATGGCAACGTTCAGTAGGCACGAATAACGTAGCAAGCGTAAACGGTCAGCAAGGAGTGGTAAGTTTAACCACAACTGATATTCCAGAGGGTACAAATCTATATTTCACAGGGACAAGGGCAAGAGGCGAATTATCGGCAGGTACGGGAATTACCTACGATAGCGGAACAGGAGTAATAACTAATAGTAGCCCTTCAAGCGGCGGAACGGTAACCTCTGTATCAGGCACGTCCCCTATTTCGGTTGCAACGGGTACGACTACGCCTGTTATAAGTATGACCGCTGCAAGTGCGGCAAATGAGGGGTATGTTACTACTGGAACACAGACGATTGCAGGGGCAAAGACGTTTAGTAGCGATTTAAGTGTAAATGGTTTGACGGTAGGGCGTGGGGCAGGGAATATTTCTAGCAATACCGTAATAGGGAATAATGCTGCAGGTTCTAATCTCAATACAGCGGGAAACAACCTTTTTTTAGGTGAAAGTGCAGGGTTTAGTAACACTACAGGGGCTAGTAATTCTTTTATAGGTCGTGCTAGTGGTAGTAGTAACACAACGGGATATCATAACGTTTTTGTAGGTGAAGCCGCAGGGCTTATAAACACTACGGGAGATAGTAATTCTTTTATAGGTCGTTCAGCGGGTTCTGGTGTTACCACAGGATCGGGTAATACAATAGTAGGTGCGTTAGCCGCAGGTTCAGCATCACTTACAAACAACATCATTTTAGCAAACGGAACAGGAGCAATAAAGGCACAAAATGATGGCACGAATTGGGCATTAACAGGCACAGTCACAGCACCTACATTTATCGGAGCATTGACAGGCGTTGCATCAAGTGCAACCATATTAGCAACAACTAGAACTATTTGGGGTCAGAACTTTAACGGTTCT